ATAGCGAATAATATATATTATTCGCTATAAAGTGGCGGATAAGCAGGATGGAGAATAAGTGGTTGGTGAAATGGAGAATAACTGAGATTAGAGAATAAGTAACGGATATATTTTTGGGCTGAGAGAGAAAATGTAAAATTGAAAACAAAATAATATAAAGAATAACCAGCATATTAGATTAAGATGGTGAATATTACTTACGCATTCAAAACACAGACGGCAGCAGCCACAGCATACTCTATGATTAAAAAATATCTAAACTCTAAGGGATGGGAGGGCAACTGGGTTGATATGTCCTGCCCCTACGGCATCACCCAGAGGTCACCCACCCACAAGGAAATTATGACCGACGGACATACACACAGAGCACCATATATCCAGATGGGAGGTATTAACGCTCACGACCAGTTTAAATATCAGGTCAGCATCCGTGCTCTTACACACCTCAAGCAGGAGGACTATAATGAGTGTCGGGATACATTTGATAATATTATTACCGAATGTAATAATGAAGAATTAAAATTAGATAAAAATGATGATGATGCTAAAACTATGTATATCTGGCTGGAATTACATAAACATCAGGAGCAACTCAACGAGAGACGCTATGCTATGATGACGGGCGATTTGGGACACAATCGTCGGGGCACGAGCCACATCGTATTTGATGGATATAAATCCGTTAAACTTTATACCGACTACTAAGGTCTGGGTGTTAAGTCGCTGAATAATATTTTATAAAATTGAAAACAAAATATTATTTTTTATTGTTCGTATATTGCTGAAGTTATAAGATGGCTACTCTCACGATTTCACCAGAGCAGAATATGATGAATATGATTAGGGTCTCAATAGAGAAAGACATAGCAAATGGAAACTGTAAGCCGATGGAGGCAACACGCAGATATAATAATACTGCTCGCAGTATGGGACTACCTCCTGCTACTGACGACCAAATTAAAAAATTTAAAAATATAAGAGCCACCTATAATGCCGCACGACGCAGAGCCAGAGCAGCAGCAGGGCAGGAATTCCGTCCAGTCCCTCCTCCTCGCAGCATACGCCGACGAGCACCCACAGATAATAATGTGCCTGATGTGCCCGAAGAGGAAGGTGAGCGTGGAGGCGGTGAAAGTAAAACAAGCGAACCACCTATTGCTACTAATGTTGTTCCCATATATAATGAATGGGAAATAGACCCTGATATTCCCTATGCTATTGCTGTCTAAATGTCTAAATGTCTAAATGACTAAAAAAAATTTATAATTTATAATGATTATCTTTTCTAACTGTCCCGTGTATATGAACCAACATATTCTCCTGTGCCTTCTGCCGATTTGTTAATTTATCCCAACATTTTATTCCACAGAAACCCAAATATGATTTTACATAATGTTCCATTTTTTTTGATTTTTTCATATGTGGGGCTTCCTCATATTTTTTATCGCAACCTCTACAGAGATGATATTCCATTTATATATTACTATTTTATTATTTTTTTAGACATTTAGACATTTAGACATTTAGAACATAGCATCAATCATATCACAAGCATCATCTATATTATTAAAACTTATAACTTTGAAACCCATACGCTCCATATCAGCATTTATCTTCGCATCCTCATAGTCCCAATCCTCTAATGAATGAATAGACATTTTTTTATAATTATCCATATACACAAATCCTCTCACTCCTGAGAACTCTCTCACATATTTTGTTATTTCTCCAATAAATGCCTTATATAATGTATGGTATGATGTATCCTTAAATCCTGCTGCGGCATTTTTACATCCCTTCGTCCAGCCATCAATTGGAACAAACCATTTCCATTTTAAACTATCAAAATCAGGCGTAACATCAATAAGTTCTCCGTTTATTTCTACTACAGCGTGCGTCTCCATACCTATCCTCCTCTCAGGATACTTAACATTACTCACGCCGTCTGGTAGTGCTGTAATATTAAACCCCATTACAACCCTCGCATTTGGGTCGTCAGGATGCTCCATATTATATTTACAAGCAGCACCATAGGCATTCGTATAGCAATAGTTCTCCCATCCCCACAGGGAACGGTCTGCTGCGTCCATCCTCACAGGAGCATTACCAGACCACTCTTCAACCCCTGCTAAATAATCCTGCTTCACAAAATCACTCTGGGATATAATTTTATTTTTATTAGTTTTATTCTCCAGACGATTACGCAATATCATAGATATAACCTCATCATCAGGAGCAAAGTCCATATTCGCCATCATAAATGATTTCAAATCAGTAGGATTTTCAGTAAGGTATGCTGCCTTAGGCGTCATATTTTTCTTCTTCCTACAACATTTTTTATATTTTTTACCAGACCCACACGGGCACTTTGCGTTGGGCTTACACTTAGGTAGTGTCGGTGCGAACCTGTTAGTGTAACACACCTGAGCGTCCATCATACGAGTAATTTGTGAGAGAGTAGCCATCCTGAATATGCTGATAATATTAATGTGTTTTTTGTTTTCAATTTTATATTGATGTGGTGTTGAAAAGTTCAACGGATATATGTGGTGATATGCTGTAGAAACTTTTTGGAAAATTCATTTCAATTTTCTACACGCATCAGGATAAACTTTAACGGATATATCAGTCCATTTAGAAAATTGAATTGAAAAAATAAAAAATAATATTCCACTATTCACGCCTCAAAACTTCAACGGATATATCCAATCCAAATTGAAAATTGAAAACAAAAAACAAAAAACTAATCTCTACTATTCACCCCATATATCCGTTACATAATGTCCTCATCACACTTCGTATCTTCTACACACATCCCATCCTCCGTCAGCGTCGGGTCTGGAAATAATCTCATCGGCGGTATGGAAGTCGGCAACGAGATTGTTAGACAAACTGTCGCTCCACATTATCAGCGGAAAGCAGTTCATAGTAACTCAGGAGATAGTATTATCATTATGAATAAAAAACATCACACCATATGGAAAAAAAATCTCAAACTACTCAGGAAAGACAACTTTGATAAACCAATTGTGACGAAGAAGGAGAAGAATGATATTCACGCATACTGCCTGATGATTATGATGGGAGAACATATGAAAAAACACGAAAAAAAACAAAAAGAACAAAAAGAAACAGCAGAGGAAACTATGACGAGTGACTAAATGACTATTTGTCTAATAAATATACATTATTTAAAAATAAACTATTAAATTTTTTTTATTTAGTATATATAAATGTCTCGTCGTAAGAAAAGCGATTTAGCCCAAATGGTAGGTATATCTGCTGCTGAAAGCCAGAGCCAGCGTGTAGAAACCCGACTAATTGAACCCCGCTCATTCTCACAGTCACAAGCCGTATTTGAACTTCCTCAGGAAGGTATATTAAGTGATGATGTCGCCCTTCAGTTACAATTAACTACCAGCGAAACTAACGCCAACCAGAGAAACGACCTTCCTCTCGCTGCTGGTATTTTAGGATGTTTAGACAGAGTTGAAATGTTCTTCGGCACTACACTTATTAATGCTGTTGAGAATTGTCCTCATCTTCTCCAGATGAAGAACTGTCTCATAGACCAGGATATTAGAGACCAGACACATAATGTATATCTCGGTTCATTTACTGGATTAAAAGCCGTCAAAGGTGTAGGTGCTAATGCGTGGGGCAAATTAGGTCTTAACTCTATTGATACTGTTACTCAGCAGGGCACACTCGCCAGTCAGGGTGTTCTCGGTTTAGTTCAAAATGACGCTACTCAAACTAATAAATTAGACCATTTCCGCACTACTGCCTCCTCATCTACAACCCCTTTTTGGACTATAAAACTCAAAGATATATTCCCTGTATTAAGCCAAATTCCACTTCCTTTGTTCGCACTCAAAGAGCGTGTTAGGTTTGTATTCCATTTCTCCAGCGACCTTGCTGGTAATAGATGTGTTGCTGGTAATACTGCCGCAGGAGGCGGTGCTACTCCATTCACTACTGGTAATAATATTGTTGAAGGTTCTTGTAAATTATCTACTGACCTCATCTACTATGAAGACCAGGTAGGCGTCCCCTCACCTATGCTTAGAATTCAACAGGAATTAGAGAAAGGTGTATCTCTTGTTATGACTGATTATGTTAATGTTATTTCTACCTTACCCGCCAAAGTCGTAGGTATTGGAGCAACAGCAGAACAACCCCTCTCTGTCCTTATGGGATTAGACCACCAAATCGTTCGTAATCTACTTATGGCTGTTGCTCCTGAACCTAATTTCGGTGCTAATCCTACTACTCCTGCTAATAGATTACTCGGTAATTATCTCAGTAAAGCATCTCAGGTCGGCACTACCCTACAGGTAAGTATTAATAATGAAAATGTATTCCCATCTCCTCTTAATACTGTCGCCAAACTTTATAATGAATTCTCACAGATTGACGATGTTCCTCTTAAGGTTAATAGAGGTTTATACTCTGCTGACGGTCAAACTCTCATCGCAGGTGCTAATATTCACGACTTAGATACTAATCAATCTGCCTTTGATGCGGGTCTTTTCTTTCACGGTGTCCCTCAGGATGAACTTAATTTCACTATGAATTATATTGGTGTTAATCTTAGTAAAGATGCTGGTATGAATTATGTTGGAAACGGCACTCAAATCGGCAGACAGCCCGTCATCGTCACCCTTAATCGCACACGCAGTAATCAAGACCAGGCACAACTTAGAGTTCTTATATGGGCGGAGGTTGAGCGTATGATGATGATTAAATCTGGAAATATCTTTATGTCGGGTCAATAAATAATGTCTAATTGTCTAAATGTCTAAATGTCTAAAATGAATACTAATTACTCACATATATAATATCCAACTATCCGTTAATAATATCATAGTTTCTATAATATTATTTTGAATTTTTTTTAGTCAATTAGGCATTTAGGCATTTAGTCATTCTGGGTCGCTGCCTTTGGGTTTTGCTGGTTCATCTTGTCCTACTCCCTTAGGTCGTTGAGATTGTCTCGGTGTTACTTGTCCTTCTTTGGCTTCCTCACGATTACGCTGCGGTATATTTATAGTCATCACATTCGCATCATCACCTGTATCACCCATAAAATCCATCATATCACCCAACTCCATACCCGTCATAACTCTCTCTTCTATTTGTCTATTCATTTCCTCACCTCTAAATGTTGGAGCAAATTCTTCTTCTCTAAATGCCTGTGCCTGTTGAAATCCTATTTCATCTGCCGTATCTATAACTCTCATTCTGGCTAATCTTTCTGGTGTTAATCCTGATATTGTCCCCCCTAATTGAGGAGCAACCCATTCACCCTGTGGGTCAGCCAAACTTACCCTATTTCCTGCTGTTACTGCCTGTGAAAATACTCGTGCTACATAATCTAATAATCGTTCCTGTTCTATACGCAGTTCGTCGCTCATCTTACTCTCACCTCCACCTCCTCCACCTCGTGGCTGGTTCTGTAAATACTGAGTAAATACCTTCGCTATTCTTTCAAATGAATTACTACCATCTCTATTAAATGTTAAATATCCAAATTCATTTAGCCCTGTATCTTGAACCTTTGCCTCACCTATAGCACCTATGGGCTGTCCTGTTAATGGATTTATAACTCTATTATTTATTAATTCTATCAAAGCATTATCTGTATCTTCGGTTTCATCTCTTAATAGGGCTTCTATTTCCCTTAGTCCGCCAATATTATCAAATTCATCGGCTAAATATCTGGTTACACTCTGTGCTAAGTAATATGCTGACTGTGGGCTTTGCGTCAATATAGTATCACCCATAATAGTATTACCATAATTTGCTGGATTTCTTACACCTACATTACCTGTTTGACTATCCCTGACTAATTCTAAAGGATAATTTCTAATTAATAAATTCAATACATACGCTACAGCAGTTTCTAATTCTGCTTCAACTGGTGTGATGTTAGGGTCATTATCTATTTGTTGAAATGTAGTTTGTAATGCGGCAACTGCCTCTGCTCCACCCTGTATATCTACATTTGCTCCTGCGTCTTCTTGAACCTGTTGAAGTAATCCCTCCTGAAATAATGGAACATTTGGCGGGGCTGGTCTGTCTCCACTTCCAGATGCTCCCGCACCACCTATACCCCCACCTATTGAACCACCTCCTCTACTCGTATTGCTTTCTGTATTTTTGACTATTTGACTAAGTAACTCATCTGTCTTACTCTCTGGAGGTTGAGGTATATTTAATGGATTACCTAATGCGTCTGTGACTGGAGGAGGTATAACTATATCACGCTGAATTTTATATATTATTGTTGAATTATTAGAACATTTTTGTAATCTTCCTGTAATTGGGTCACGAAATGCTGTGTTAATCATAGACAACATTCTATCCTGATTTGCTGTATGAGTATATGATGACCCATATCCATAGATGAAACTACTTGCCTGATAATTTTTCATTAAATAAAATAATACATTTTGCTGCGTCCGTCCAGAACGATAATTTGTGCTACATATATCACTCTCAATTAATAAAAATGGACTGGTAGATAATATAGGTGGTGCTGATGCTGTTAATGACTGATTGACTAATTGTAAAGATACACTCTCATCATTTAAAAATCCATTACTATACATAGGAATACCATTCACATCATTACCCGATGCGTCCATAGTAAAATATGTATTCAACGCAGGGTCTATACTATTATCTACAGCATTACACAGGATTAATGGTTTCGTTCCACGACTTATTTTATCTGGTGCTGACTGATTAAATGTTGTAGGATTATATCTATTTTGTTGCTTACCGTATGCTGGTAATAGTTCCCTATGTGTTTGGAAACCTAACCTTTCAAATAAACATCCAGTCCAATTACCCTCATCTGCTTCCACACAATCTTTTATAATTTTCTGCCGTTGTATTTCTGTTTGCCCCCAGTATGATACTACCAAATCTCCATTTTCGTCAAAACTTTCATCCGCATTATTCCAATATGACGATAAATTTATATTATTTGGTGGTTCATAATTCTCAGGACATAACCATATTTTATATATTCCTATACCACTTATTTCTGCTCTTATACCACTATTCTTTACTGGAGCAGTCACCTCACTATTTACAAAATCATCTTGCCTACTATTACGACTAAATACTGCGTCTTCTGCTGCTGTATTTATTATACCTGCTTTTGTTCCAGTAGTGGCGGATGGATTAATTTTTTCATCAGTATAAGGAATACTCTTTTGATTTAAAATATTATCATCTTGTAATTGGACGAATTCTACTCTACCTTTATCTTGTGCGTATTGAAATGTAGGTTGAGTAGCACCTACCCATACATAATTTACTTTATTATATTCTAATCCCAAATTTGGTTTGATTGTATCTGTGGATGGTGTAATCGCTGGTTGCCTATATACTGATAATGTTGCCGTTTCAAACTGAATAAATTGGTTAGGTGCTGTGGGGTCAGCACTATAATAATACCCATTATGATATGCTCCAGGTTCTCCTAATCCTCTTGCCTGAAATATACCTATTCCTTTATTATCAAACGATGCCGCTGGATTATAATTTTGAATACCACTACCTGATGTTAATATCCAGGTATTCGTCGCTGTGACTGGATTAGGTAAGGGAATTGTATTATCACCATTAAATAGAGGATTTAAATATAATCCAGTAAAATTAAATCCAGCAGGATTTGAAGGGTCATAGAATTCTGGAGTATCTGTAGAAACTTTCGTAAATCCTGTGACTGCTGCCGCTGTAAATAATGATGATTGTTCCCATATAATTTGTGCTGTTGCTCCTGGAAATTGGAAACATCCGCTTAATTGTAATCTACATCTAAATCGTCCAGCAGCATTAATATATGGTGCGGCTAAGAAATTTGTTCCCAAATCTAAATCTGTCGTAATTCTCTGCGGGTCTGTCCCTAATGTTTGAGTATAATTATATGTGGCTGCTCCTAATGGCGAACTGGAAGGGGCTTGATAATATTCATTTTGTTCTATATTAAGTGTATTTTGTATGCCTACTTGTTCCCAACTACCAGGAACTACAGTCGTTTTTGTGAGCGGTTGTCCTCTTTTTACCTGGTCGTTATTCATAGGACATATAGCGTGATTATCAAAGAAACTATTAGATATACCTATCGTTTGTCCCCATACCATACTACCGAAATTTATTGAATTTAATTTATTTTGGTCTGGGTCATAATCCGCTCCTACCATAATAGCACATAATGTAATCGTTGAACCGTCTCCACGCTTATATTCATACGGATAAAACCCGATGTCTAATTGTCTAATAAAATCTGTATTTATATTGTCTAATGGGTCTGGATTATTATTCGCCATCGTAAAACCTATATCATTCATTTCTTGTGGAACAACTATGGGAGGAACTGGGTATTTCAATCCTTTAAAATTTACCGCTTTTTTATAAAAATTTGGGTCAAATCTACTTTTCATTTTTAGACGACCTAATTCTTTTAACATTTTATATTTCTCTTCTTCATCTACATTACTCGTTGCTGATACACCCGCAAATATTTCGTGTGATGTTGTAGGACATATTAAAGTTCTATTCGCACCATAAACTACTGGACGATAATCTGGGTCTGGTAATCCTCCCGCTGGAACTGGTAATTGTATAGGTTCTGGTAATCCTAATGCTGTGCCGAATGTAGGGTCTGTAGTTACAGATGCTTCAGTAGAAGGTTGATTAAGCCAGTCATAATAAAATGGTCTATTATTTTGAAATCTGGGTTCTTGTGCTGGTGGTGGATTAGGTGGAGGTGCGGTTATAGGATAATCTGGTGCTGTATTAGGAGGTTCGTGTCGTGGTGCTCCCTGTTGTGTTCTTAATTGTGCTGTGCTTCTATCATCCGTCATACCCACATCACCATCAAATACCCATCCATTTATATCTCTGCGTTGGTCTCTATATGTTACTGGAGCATTATCATTTATATTATAATATGTTTCATAGTTTCTCATCGCTTTCGCAAATTTAGCCCAACTTCCATATTCATCGTCTGCTTGAGGAAAGGGTATATTCGTATATATTAATTGATTTTCATATAATTTATTTGCTATTAAATCTTCTGGTGTTTGATTTGGAAAATTAGACAATTCGCCAGTATATCCATTTGTTCCGTTAGGTTGAGTGAATGATAAAACTTTATATGTTAATTTGTTATTCAATATGATTGTTTTTCCTACTTGTCTTGTGATTGGCTCTGTTCCACCCTCCCAATCTACACGGTCACAATTCCATACTGGTAGATTACTCCATCTATCTCCTAATTGATATTTATATAAATCTGCTGTAGCCATATTACCATATATAGGATTAGCCCAACCTTGAAAATTCGTTTGAATTAAATTTTCCTGGTCTGGATATGTAGTTTGGTCTGCTATAAGTTGAGTGGATGTTTCTATTTCTCGTAAATATGTCGTCTCTTTATTATTATCTAACTGTGCCTGTGTAGCATTCTCATCTGTAAATCCTGGAATACCTCCAAATTGTTTCCCGTAACTTTGAGCCAAATAATTACGACCTGAAGTAAAGTTTGCTGGATTTACTTTTACTGTTCCACCATTTTTAATTGGAATTATATCCGTCACTATGTTTCTATATTGTGCGTTATTCGTATCTAACATTAATGTATTTTGATTATCTGTAGTCACCGACCTATCATAAAATCCTACTCTATTATAATATGGAACTACATTACTTGCTGGCTTTCTGTTTTTTGGATTTTCTAAACTATTGACTAATAATTTACTCGTCTGTTGCGTTGTTGTCCCTAACCCTGTAATCGTTTCTCTTATGCGTTCATTAATTACATTTGATACACTATTCACATCCTGTAGTAATTCTTTAAGGGTTACATATATAAATGCCGTCATAGGTTCAGCATCAGGCATCTTCTCATTATTCATACCCCTTCTTCCTCTACCAAAATGGTCGTTCCTCATAAAAATATATGGGTCATTATTATTCTCCTGTTGGATATTCGCATTTCTATATCCAAATTGAGATGCTGCTGGTAGATTACCATACTCTCCCGCATCTGTTGTAAAAAATTCCTGTGCTGGTGATGAACCTGTGACTGTATCTGGTTTGAACTCTGTATTTGGAAATAATCTTAAATTCGCATCTTGTCCTGTTTGAGGTTCTCGGGTATTTCTACTATATAAAAATAGAGCATTATTACCTCTCATATATCCGTTTCCTTCAAATTTATTATTGACGACAGGTATGGTAGATAATTCCAGATTATCATAATTAATTAATCCTTCTTGAGATGAACCTGGTTTTATATCAAATTTTGGATATACATTATCATCATTATCTAAATATATACCTCCTACATATACAGCACAATCACCACATTCAAAACCAAATCTCGTCTGTGCTCCATAATAAAAACCGAAGGGTTGGTCTGTGAGTGCCGCATTATTTTCATAAAATGTGAGTTGTAATACCTTTACATTAAATGCTGGATTTCCCAATCCTGATACTCCTTCTATACCTGCTATTTGTCCTACCCAATCTACTTGTAAAATATCAGTAGCAGAATTTACATTATTATTTATAAATATATGATTACCTACATAAAAATTATTTTGATATTCTTGTCCTGTTCGTCCTTTTAATATTCCATTATCATAATCTGTAAATAAACAATTTTGATTGTATGCCTGATATGGTGGTGTTGTTTGTGGTGGTGCTACGGCATTATGTGGTGTGATACGAATAGCCACAATCCTATCACCGACTGCCTGTGGAAAAGCAGCGGGTAATCCTACCTCAGGAGCACCCCATACCGCAGCCGCACCATTCAATATATATTTGAATTGATATATTTGATATGCTCGGGCAAATGGTGTTTGTGTGATGGGTGGAATAGGAGGAGCAGGGGCATATCGTGATGAGAATAAAGGCAGAGGAGGTATTTCATTTCCTGGTTGGTTCATATATGCGGGTTCGGGAGGTGTGCCGTCCCATATACCCCAATTACCAAATTCTACATTAGGATATACATACCCTTCGCCCATATTCACCTCTCTATAATTATTCGTTTGATTAGTAACATTACCCATAGGTATTCTGGGATTTAGATTGATAGGTGTTACTAAATTATCATAATTGCCTGTTCCACCCTGTCCGTTTATACCACCGAATGGATGTATCAACGGCATCCCTACACTATAGGTATTATTATTATTCATATAAAAAAATACTTCTAATAGAACTTTAGTATCGCAATATTTTTTTGTTTCTCCATTTACTACTACATTTTGTCCGCTAAATTCAATAGTGGGTGCTGCTGTTCCTGACCCTCTTATATTCGCACATACCATTTCTACAGATATTCTATCACCTCTTTTAATTACAAAGTCAGTTTCATTCGCCCAACTTCCATTTGTCTCATCATCATCATCTATATTAATGGCGGAGTTCTCTCTGGAACATTCTATTAAATATGTTTCTGTCCCCTGAAAAGTAGTCATTTAGTATAATAAGATATTATAATATTACACTAAATCCTTAGTCATTTAGACATTTAGACATTTAGTCACCTGCCTAAATGCCTATTTGCCTAATTGTCTTTTTAATTTACAATAGACACTAAGCCCCTATCATCATAGTTAATAACAGAGCGGTATAAGAAGAAAGTATATGAAGACATAGGAGAAGCACCATTAAGTTTGGATATAATGCGAGTAGAGTATGATTGCTGTTTAAAGTTTGCTGTATTACCCACGCCGAGCATATCACCAACTCTAATACCAATACCATAAACATTTTGGAAACCACATTCCGTAGTATTAATTATACTTCCTGTTACGCATTCGTGCTGAGTATCACCATTTGCTGTTGGGAGGTTCTCGGTATTTTGTCCTGCGAGTTGGTCTGTAGCAGGCGATGTGCGAGGACGAATACTCATTCCATAATAATACTGTCGCTGAGCGTCAAATGAACTACCACCATATTCATCTGCTACTGCTGGGTTTCTAACTATAACTTCGTTTTCATCAACCTGGAACTGAAGTGGGAACAATACTCCGCCTCTCATAAATGAAATCTTAGAAATAGGTGCGAGTTCATCATAAAGGTCTGGTTGGAGAACTGGGTCACTACGATTTAAGAGTGGTGTTGTTCTCATAGCATCCTTAGCATAATTGGAAATATGAGGTGTAGGTAAGAAATTTGTAAATGTAGATACGACAGCAGATAGAGCAGGATTAATCTGTGAGGTCTGGTCGTTGTTGTTAATTACAGAGTAGAATGAACTAAATCCACTAAATGGATATGAACTAATCTGTGGAAGAGAACCTCCCTTAGGCATAGCATACTCTCCCATAAGGGCTACATTCGTAATCTCATAGTAACTGTTAGGTGTAGTAGCAGTTCCACCATAAAGTGCCTGAATAGATGCCTGTAGAGAAAATTTAAGATTTAATCCACCAACACCGTTATTCATACTGAGAGGAATATCTGCTCCCTGAAGGAAAATACCAGCCATAATAGGCATAGCAACAGACATCTTACGATTAGTATATCTACCCTCTACCTGCTCGTTGGATGATACACCAAACTCATTACTAAGATATGTAGTATATTCATTCCATCCACTACCAGATGGTAAAAGTGATGCGAGCAGACGCCCATAATGGCGAATTGTCTCTAAATTTTGGTTCATAGCATTATTAATCTCTAATTGCTGAAATAAACTGGCTACACCTACACGATTATTGATGCGAACTTCACGCTCACCTGTGCCGTCCTGGTTGTTATTATTAGGAAGGGCATTTCCTCCATCTTTCAACTCTACATCAAAACAGAGTTTTAGATTTTTAGACCGAACATAGTATTCCTGTGGTGCGATACTAAATGTAATGATAGGATTACCCTGACGATAAGAGTATTTAGTATTACCCGAAGTTTGATTATCTGGAGCAATCTCAAATTTGCGAACTGCTGATATGTTAGACATCTTTAATATATCTAAATATTTTTATTTTTTTTCCTGTGTATTTTTAAATTAATCATTTGTTATTTGTTCGTCTTCTTCCCATATACCTATACCGTAATGTTGTGTAATTAAAAAGTGAAACCACTCTAAATTTAATGCTTCTTCTGCGTCATCATCACTATCGCTGTCGCTACTATGTATTTCTATATCTCCATCTACTTTACACCATAATTCATTATTCGTGATTTCTCGTATTTCTGCTGTATCCCACGCCATCATCGCAGGACTTTCTATAGGTTGATATACCATAATTTTATCCACCAGTTCCTTTGGTAGTGTTTTCCATCTATTAATCATATACTATAATATAATATATAATTACCATAGTAAATACATAGCATACCACGCTCTACTTCTTTTTCCATCTTTACTCATAGGGTCGTTCCTATGTCTGCTACGATATGCTTTTCTTTTTTTATCAGCAAATTCCTTGCCTTTTGTTCGTAGGAAAGTTCCATAATCCCCATATCCTAATGCTCCCACATCTGCGAGTTTTTTTTCTATCATTTTTCCTGTTTTTTTATCTTTCATTTTTTTAAAAATCGCTATTTTTTTTCCCTTGTTGGATGAAGGGCGGACAATAAGTCCATATTTTCTTGCTTGAGTTCTTGTATGCGGGGTGATTTTATACATTTTTCTTTTAATATATGTAGATATTTTATTGGTTCAGTAAATCTATCATATATAAACATATGGATATTGGTCTCATCAATATTAGTATCATATTCTTTTTCCCATCCTCTTATTAAATTTATATTAAAATCACTTGCCGAAATGTCTAAATGTCTAATTGTCTTTTTTATTTCATCTTGTATCAATTCTGGACTTATCCTATCCACTATACACACAGCATCTGGTGGTATTCCTTCGGGCATTATATATTATTATATTATATTTTCTTTTAGTCATTTAGACATTTAGACATTTAGACATTTAGATTAACATTAGAGGTGCTGCTGCTGTTTGTGCTGCTACACTATTACTGGGTGTTGGTGTGGGTCTTTGAAATGTTTGTTCTTTCTTTTTACTTTCTATTTTCTTTACTTCCTTTCTTACATACTTTCCTCTTACCTTACTCTTATCTACCTTTGGTAATGGTATATTTAATTTCTTTCTATTCGCCACCATAATCTCTATTAATCCCTGCTTTCTTAGGTGTGAATATCTTTTTATATTTGCCGCAGATATACGCTGCTTCATCTCTTTTACCGACATTCCTGCTAAATGCTTTCTCAACGCTTTCGTCATTAATATATATTATAAAAATATATTAATTTATTTAAAATTCAACAGCAACAGAGTTGGGTGTAATAACACAAGTGCGAATATGATATAACCAACTTCCTACTAATTTATTAATAACATTCTCACCTGCGGCTGAGCCATATTCTACATTTAATCTAATCTCATTCTCATTAGCATTAAAACTATGACCGTCCTTAGCCAACTGACGAGGAATGACGAGACAACGGGCATTTTCGCAAAGATTGCGTGCCTGAATGTCTAAACGACTAACTGCCTTTTCTGTTTCGTGAAGATGAATAGCATCCCACGATAATCTCTGGGCGGCTTCCTCATTTGCTGTAGCAACAAGGCGGGTAGATACTCTACGATTAGGTGTGAGACGATTAGCAATATTCCAAATATAACTCTGGAGGGCATCCCCGACAGGACGGAGTGTATCCTCATATAATCTATTTACAGACCTCATAGGTTGAGAGAGGATACTACAGGCACGACGCTCATTAGAAGGAATGAGTAATTCACTACGAGGAATACCTGCCTGTAAATTCTGGCGATATAGATTATAAGAAGGATAATCAATACGAATACCTCCACCAGAACTTACCTGTTTCATTAGACCATTCATAGTTGCTCCTGATGCCTGAACCACAGAGCAGACAAATTCAACATTTTTAACTTCAAAATTGGCTTTACAACTATTAGCATCAGCCCAAATTGGAGCATTCGCAGCAAGACCTGCTGCCCCTACATTAGCAGCACCACCAGCACAAGTATATTCAGGGCGACCAGCACCATCATTACCAACTGCCGTAATTGTTCCTAAGAAAAAAGGAGGGTCGGGAGCGATGGCTTCAACATATAAGTCCTGACCTACAGACCACGCAATATTAGCAAAATCTGCGAGTGCCTGAATTCTACCAGCACCAGGAGCACCATCAATAGTAGCAGTATTTAAAGATACACCAGCAATAGCAGGATTAGCAGCACCTCCCGCTACTGCCGCATCAATAGCGAATGTCTTAGGTGGCTCTGCTCCAGCAACAGGAAGTCCTGTAATCTGGCGAATACCAGTATAATTAGGAGCAGTAGAACTATATCCTACAGCAGTTAAAGCACGAAGAGCGGCTTCTTTCTTTGCGAGTTGAATGCGAATTCTAAGCCCATTTAGGGCTATAACTGGTAGGAGTTTCTGTCCCTGACCGAGTAGTCCAGACATATAAAGAGGGACAACACACTCTACTTCTTTGAAGGTAGTTCCATCTACAGGATTAAAATTAAAATACTGAGATTTGAGTGACTGACCTACAACAGGAGATACACCTTCCATAAGAGTTCTCATATTTTCTAAACCTTGTGTTTTAGTATAATGATAATACATAGCAGTCCAGGTATTTACATCCTCAAGTTGCTCTAAAAGTTGGGAATTTGCTCCATCGTATATGGATATGGTTTGAAGAACCGCAGAACCGCCAGCCATAGGGTCTGGTTGTGCTATACAATTGGTGCTGTCGGCGTCATCTTTGACTTTGAGGAGGAACTTAAGATATGAACCCTGTGAAGCATTTAATAGGGGGACTTCTTCAGGACTAACGAAAATTTCAATAATATCCTGTTCGGTATAGACCGAATTTCTATCCGTGAGAATGCTTTTGCTTAAAGTTGGAACAGACATTTATAATATACTAATATAAAAAATATTTACTTTCATTTTTAAATAAATATTTTTGTTTAGACAAATAGACATTTAGGCAAGGACAGGGGCTGCTACTCTTCCTCCTAAATCTAATGTAGGTTGGCTTACCTGTGGAAGTGGTGCTTTTCTTAATGCCTGTGCCTGTGCTTCTTCGCTAAAACTCTGGACTGCTCCATATACACCAGCACCTACACTACCAACTTCAGTTACTGCTCCAATACCTTCTAATAGTGCTCCTAATGGGGCAAATACACCTGATGCTAAAAGACCTGCTCCAACTCCTTCCTCTGCTGCTCCCGCAACCTCACCTGCCGTTGCTGCCGCTGCCGCATCCACAGCATCACCTATACCTGCTGAAGTAGCATCCGCTGCCTCTGTCGCTGCTGCCTGTTCGGCACTATCTGCCGTTTGTTCTATATCCCCTCCAAATGTATTCGTAGTCGTTCGTGTTACTCTACTTCCTGGTCTAATTTCACCTTCTTCTTTAGGGGCAAAATTATCCATTTCTTTCATTTCACCCTGTGGTTCAGGTCTGGAATATGGTCGGGCTTCCCGTCCCATAGTCGCTATACTCATTCTATCATTTTCAAATCCACTATCTAATCCTCTTTGAGTGGAAAATCTGGGCTCTTCGTGTGAAAATAATGCTGGTTCGCTACTTTCTGTTACAGATGATGATACTCGTGGTAATCCATACTCATCTACATCTTCAAACATATCACCAGCATCTCTCATTTCTCTACCTCTGGGTTCTTCACTATGACTGTATGAAAAATCACCTCTGGATGATGAAGGCATTTCATTCATTTCTATACCAGTTCTACTGCGTATTGCCGTCTCTCTTACTCTTTCAATAGGATTAAACTCTACTTTACTTTCACCACCACCATAATCTAAAACCGAAGACCGTCTTAAATTATCTAATCGCTGACCTAACATATTCTCACGAATATTCTCAACAGCACCTCCTGCTCTTTCCATACCACCCTCATACAACTCTCTACCTCTGGATAGTGCTGTATCTACTGCTCCTTGAACTTCTTTTAATTTTTCAGGTGCTCCCTTTACAAAATTCACTAAATCCCCTGCTCTTTTACCTACTTGTTTCAATCCCTCTACAGCAACAGGTATTTCTAAACCTAACTTCGCCATTTCACCATACTTCTCTACTTCACTTTGTAATCCAGCCAAAGCATTATTTCGCTGACGGACATTATTCTCTCTTAGAGTGTCTAAATTTGCCGAGTATGAATTTACATTATCCCGAATAGCGTCATCAAAACCTGTGATACTCATTTATATTAATATAATATAAAAAATTATCTGCCTAATTGTCTAATTGTCTAATTGTCTAATAAATTTTCGTATGAAAATCTAAATATGCTTCAGGGGGTGTGCTGTCTAATCTAAAATATACCCAACTATACATCTTACCTTGTGCGTGGCTCATAATTTCCTCAAACTTTCCACCAAAACTATCATCCAGGTCATATTTCAAAGCATCTAATTCCTTTCTATTCTTTATCATTCCACTTACTAAAAATCCTGTCGCATTCGCTCTTATAATTGGAACTAAATCTAAATATTTCTGTGTGCTATATAAGTATAAACAAGCCGCAGGTTTCTTTACATAATGTCTAAAACGACTACATAAGCGTAATACCGCTCCTCCATTCCTGCCGTGTCTATTAAATTCACCATAACAATCATCTACGATTAACGCATAAGAAGTATCATCATCTGCTTCTTTTTTTTGTCTTTGATTTTCAATCAAATCTGTTATAATTTTATCATCATATCTATCATAGCAGGTGTCCTTCCATTTCTTCGCTGTAAATCTGGATGTGCTGTCGTTCCATATAGTAGGACTAATTACATTCACCGAAGCAAAAAAATCCTCATCATCTTTACTCCCATAGAAGTTAGGGTTATGTAAAAAATTATTCCAGAGCGTGCCTTTTCCCATACGAACTCCACCTACTAACGCTATGAGTTGTCCCTTATATACATCAGGAATATTGGGGTGTAATTCCCGTTGATTTGGATTAACTTCTTGTTCTTCTGGAACTACAGGCAATATTGTTAAATCATTTGAAGCCATTTATATAATGTGAAGAAAAATAAACTTTTAATTTCTCCCCTATATTTATAATGAATGAATACGAAAATCAGGTATTGACTGACTTCAAAGTATATTGCCCCAAAGAAGTTGTCGCCAAATATAATCATAAACATCAAAATTCTAAAAATTGGACGAGGTTTTACTATTATAAAGATAAGAAACGACACGCTGTAGGTAAGGAAAATATAGATTATGATTATGAAGTTTCATCTACCTTAGCATATAATAAAAATGTATTCTATAAAATGACTACGATGAGTAATGAGGATACATTCTTTGACTACTATTTTAAATTAAAAAATGACCTTCCTAAAATAGTTGTGAAAAAATCTAATAGGAAAGGTAAGAGCGACAGAACTAAAATGAAAAATGAAATTATTAAAAAAAAAACCGACTACGAATTGAGTGAAGACGGTAAATTTATTTGTAGATTTACTTAGACAATTAGACATTTAGTCATTTAGACAGCCGCTGTCTTAGCGGTAATTTAGTAGGGCGTTTTATACTTGAAATCATATTTATAAATTCCATAAATATCATTCTTTCAATATCCGCTTTATTAGGGGGTGATTTTGGCTTATCCATCGGCATCTTTCTAATGTAATATGCTCTCCTGCTTTTAAATCATTTATGAATTTATTGTAGTGCTCCATCTCCTTCACTACCAGTTGAAACTTCCATACATACCATACCTTCTCCTTTGGTCTCATACCGAACGACATCTCACAAATCATATCACGATATTCTTTTGCTGATTGCTTCATTTTGTGCCTGAATGCCTAATTGTCTAATTGTCTAAATCAACTTCAATTTTAATAATTGCCCTTCTCATCAGCCATATACTCAACATATCCATTCTTCGCATCATTTTTAATCGCTTTCAACTTCATACATACTGCTACACTACATATCCAATCCACCAGATAGTGAGGGTGCGACACTCCTATTTGCTTCTCCACATACTCTGGAAATGAACTGTAAATATGTCTATATATCGCTTTATACTCTATCATCTGCCTTCTCTTCCGCTTAAGATTTTCCATATATTTTTTTATTATTTCTGGAATTTTATTACCATCCTTCATTTCGTGAATGATTGCTTTTTTCCCATACTCCATACCTGTCTCAGCACTCATCGGTGTTGCTCCAGCGGTATAATTATCATAGAACCATCTCGTCCATTCAGTCAAAGGAATTGTATGCGTAACCCTAACTCCACCGTTCTTGCGGGTGTGTCCTTTGTGGGTGCGGGTGTTGGTGCGTTTAGATGTCTTCATAGTAGTTAGTTGTGTTGTATAGTCCCAGATACTTTTTGAAAAAAAAACTTCAATTTTCTTTTTTTTCAGTTTGATATATCCGTTATATTCCATAGTTCCATCGTCCGCCTCCTGTCTTATGTTGAGCGTATGTGGATGCTGCTCCAGTCCAGTTGGCTATGCGTTTCTGTGGGACAGGTCGTGGCTTACTGGGAGGAGGCATAGGTCTCATACGGGTATTTATAACTTTATTAGGATGAGGTTCTTTAGTTGCGGAATGTTTTTTCTTTCTTTTTTCTTCATACATATCCATATAACTACTGAATGTATCATAATCTAATTTCGTATTTGGAACAGGGGCAGCCATCGGTGCTACTGTTGTCTGTTTGCCTTTTTTTGCTTCTTTTTTTCTTCTACGGGTTTCTATACTCTTCGCCCTCCCTTTTGCTAAACCGTCTAACTGAGATTGCGTCAGCACTTTCTTTTTCCTCTTCTTTTTGTCTTTTCCTCTCTTACCTCTTAAACTATCTTCAGGGAGGGACAAATCTGTATTGTTTTCTAATTCATCTTTGGTCTCTAATATAATGTTATTTTTCGTTCTGGCGTATTTCTTAAATACATCTCCTGCTCCTACTTTTTCCTTTGGTTCTAACAATTCTTCATCATCGTCTAATTGCCTATTTGTCTCTTCTAATTCTTCCATAGGTTTTATAGCAAGGTCAGCAATATCGGCGAGTGGGTCTTTTACTTCGGGTAATCTATTCTGCGACATCTATATTTTACATTTAGATTATATTTTGTATAAAAAATACAAATATAATTTAGTCATTTAGTCATTTAGTCATTCAGGCATATAAGGAGTTGGAAATACTCCATTCATACCTCCTTGTCTAAAATCTTCATCTCTTCCTTGTTTTTTAACTTTAATTGTAATTGTGGTCGTTGGGTCTAATACTCGTGGTGTATTACCTAAGGCATCTGTAATACGGACACGCATAGATGAAACTGAAAATGGTGCGGGATTATTAAGACAAATATAATTTTCAACTGGTGAAGCGAAGAAATGTCCTCTACAATTATTACTCCACGCTTCCTGTCCTGTAGTTGGGTCTTTAAATGGACGGTCACCTAATGGAATTACACCTAAGATTGCCGCACTATTACCACCACTATTTAAATTTAATGTTCCTGCTGCTCCATCACCTGATGAATTACCATAATATCCTGTAATAGGTAAATCTGGTAATGTAACTACTAAGTTCAAATTCTCTGGAAATGTTAAACCTAAATCCAAATCCGCAGGTAATCCTGCCTGTGCTGGAAGCATAGCAGTCGCTGCTACTTTACCATAATGTCCTACATATCCTAATACTTTACCCATAGTAGATTTTCGTAACATTTGCCTACAATTCTTATCCCACGAACCTCCCTGTGCCTGAGGCAATTGTTGAGCGAGAGGACTTAAATCACCGAGTAAAAATGTATATGGACTGAATGCTCCCAAATCGCCACCGTTCATATCTACTATTTCCTCCTCATCGTGAAAAATAGCATTACATAATACACGGGGTTCTGTGAATGATGATGATACTCCCATACGAAGTGGAAGATGTCTGTATAAATCAAACATATATCTATTACCAGCACTATCGCTGGCGAATGTGGCTGGATTGGCTGGGTCACTTATATCTATTAATCCTGCTGTGCCTCCATCAGTTGCTGCCTGTGGTGGATTAGCAGCACTCCATACATTCGTCGCTAAAACACTCGTTCCCCAGTATGCTTCTATACAATATGTAGGATTTGCTCCTCCCGCATTAATGACTGGACGCATACCTACTCTAATATGGTCGTTGCCGTGTGCTGGGACGGCTGCCTCAGCCCATAATGTAACATTTGTTCCATCTTCATCATTTGCCCCCACTACTGACTTAATACCAGGACGGCGAGCATACCACCTTACCGTGAGCGAACCATCAGGGGCTGGTCTATCAATTTCCCACCATAGAGTATATGCTGTGCCTCCATTTAATTTATTATTGTTACTATTTACATTTTGAAAATTCTGTTTAGTGAATGTAGTATTATCAAATATACCTCCTCTTAGGCATTCTACTTCTTCTGGTGCGACATTATCGCTACGAAACGCCCAATTCCATCCTCCACTTTCTATATTAATATTAGATGTAGTTTGATTAAATGTGCCTTGTCGTGCTCCATTATGTGTATTCCATAGAGGTCTCATACATACAAAATTACCATTACCATTATTGCCTTTTAATTTAGCCCACGCAGCATAGTCGGCATTTCCTAACTCGTCTTCAATACTTCCTCCTAACTGTGTAGTGCTATTATTACCACCCTGTCTAATACGATTAGCACCAGGAACACATATCCAATCACCAGGCGTATTAGGAGCATATATACCAGGCGACCCATCAAATCGTGGGTCAGGGACAATTGGAGTATTCCAGAAGGTAAATGGTGCTACTCCAGCAGATGCGGAAGCCCATCCCCGAGCAATATTAGATATGGCTATTTTATCAGGGTCATTCATATTAGCATTCATTTCATCACCCACCGCCTGACCTATGGCTTTGATGGGGTAATTCTTTCCTTTGGTCTCTATATTAATCTCAATAGGACTATGAGGTGTATATAGTGTTCCATCTCGTGTCCCATCCTGTAAGAGCGTGCCGTGCCCTAATTGTAAGCCGAAACTATTACTACCAGCGGCTATTTCTGCTTCGTGAGCGACCATCATCTTACGATTAATGTTGGAACTTACTAAACAAACCTCAGCATCCTTAGGAAATTTTATCTGTTCCGTCATAAAATTACTGAAATCTTCGGGGTCACTTCCTTTGCTGTTAAGAACTATCAAACTCATTTATATTATCTAAATATAAAAAAAATCTATTCTATATTTATAATGCCTCATTTTTCCAAAGTGTTTAAAAAATCCAATCTCAAAACGAAGAAGGAGCGTCAGCCACGCAATCTATTAGATGTTGCTAAAATGAAACCTGAAAAGATGCCTACTCCACAGGATATATTTGGTAAAGACCTGAAGGAAGCCAGCGACACTAAATCCAAAAAGAAAAAATAATTCTATACTATATAATGTCTAATGCGACGGCTATATCATCTTCTGGCGTTGATGTGGGATATGAGTATTCAACATATATTTTAGGAGCGATGTTTGTAACCAGCGAAATCCTCCCTCTCCTGAAAGGTAAATCAAACGGACTGCTTCACGCTGTGCTATGCCTAATTCGTGGCTCAAAATGTCTGCTGGATAATGTAGAGGCAACTGTGGAGGGTCAAATAAATAGACAAGAGCCCCTGCCTAAAAATCCTGTGGCTGAACCTTAAAATATTTCATAGTTATTCTATAATTAATTATGAAATGTGTGCTATATTAGTGTAAATTTGTATAAAAAATCCCCAGAAACCTATGCTACTTATTATGGACGAATGCCTAAATGTCTAAAATCCTAAACGATTTGGAAGTTTTCTCTAAAGGATTATGAGATTTCCCCTGTATTTTTAATTATTTTAGAATTTGACATTTAGACATTATTAGACATATTATATTTAGTATATTACTATTCTTACACTACTTACGCTGTAAAAAAAATTAACTACACACAAACTATTACTTGCCTAAAATTTTGTATCCCTGTCTAAATTTAATCACTATCACTACCTGCCTCCAAACCCACATATCTAATGTTAGTGAAGAACCCCTTACTTCCGTGTTGCCTCATCTGTGACTGATACTTAAATCTATGTTTCTTAAACTCATTACGAATATTACTGAATTTCTTATATTTATTATTACCAGCCGCATCCTGTTTAATAAACTCATCACCAGTTTCGTTGTATAGATATGTAAGCATATCCTTCTTACTAATAACATCATCCTCATCATCACTCTTCACGAAACATTTTACAAATTCAGCCAGAGCATCGTCATCCTGATTAGTATCCTTGAACGCATCCCGCATACCGTCAAACTGCTTCTTCCATTCATTCACGCCCTTTTGATAATATT